GTAGGTTCTTTGACCTTCTGATGATCTCATCGGATAATTTGCTTCGCAAATACCCTGCCGAACCCTTCGTGTAACCAGCATTTTCAGCTGCTGCAACCACAAATCCACCATTACTGAACAAATTCTGTAAGAACAGCTCTTCTTTTTCTGAAATCTTGGTAGATTTTCTCTTTTCAGGTAGTAAATTCATAGTAAACTCGATAATTACGGTGCGTAAGCCTACGTACTGGATGCAAATTAAGCGTTAAAGTGTGCCAATGTGACATCTTGCACCTGTAATACATACTTATAATACTAATCTAAAAAAAATTTGTCAAGGGGGTTGACGAAAGTGCGTACAGACTGTACAATGCAGTAGTACCTGCAGAGGTGTACTATATAGTATCCCTGCAAATTAGCCCCACTGCGTTGCATGTGGGGTTTTTTATTGCGTATACTCAAAGAGTTGCATCGTTAATCATACAATTAACTACAAATATAAAAATTATCGACAGATTGCTAGCATATGCCGGGGACCCCCGGTGGCTCTTGCGTGCGTGCGTGCATAAATAAATATAATAAAATCAACAAGGTTTTTCTGTGATCAAACTCTAATTTATTGTTTGATCGAGGACACAAAACACAACCACCAATTCAAACCTAAAATTTAAACTTTTATTACATCATATATATACACGTGTAATACTTCTTGCCATTGAATTTTTTATATGAATTATTTTAAAACTTATCGAGATATGACAAAAAATAGCTTTTAATTTGCAGATCATAATAAATACAATCATTTAATTATTATTTATTAATTGCATAAAAAAACCCCCTAGAAATTAATCTAGAGGGTAGTTTGGGAGAACTTTTAATTATTTAATACTTATTTGATCCACTAGAGAAGAACTTATTATACTGTTCATTAACTCTTTTTTCTGTACTCTCATTTGCAATATACTTATTTGCATTACTTAACCAACAATGAACACATACATATTGATCATTCTCAATTACAAATAAATATCTTTCTTGTTGTTTTCCACAAGCTGAACAACTGCAAATATCTTGAGAGTTTGGAACATGAATACTCATCTTAATAAGACCTTTCAGAAGTTTTAACAATGAAATTATCGTTATCATCTAATTGATAATCTTTTAACTTAACTTGTTTATTAGTAGAACCATAACAAGTTATTCCTTGTTGTTCTAATAATTCAGTCAATGCATCAATTTGAAATTTTATTGCTCTGACTTGTTGAGCAACTAAATTTAAATCTTTATATTCATAAGTGACCATATTATCCATAAAGTCTTTATTTACTTTAATTAATTTTTGCATTTTTTTAACCTTTCAAAGTTATTTAAGTTAATATTAGTTATTTAAATCAACTAATGAATAAACATTAGAATTAATTTTTTTCTGTGTCAAACTTTTATTTTCATTTAAAAATATATTTCTGTATTTTCCAGTTGTTGTTGAGTAATCCCAGTAATTAACATCAAGATATACTTTTCCCTCATTATCTCTCATAGCGATTAAACTCTCATACGATTGGAAGTAATGAGCATTGGGAGTAACAATTAAAAATTGGTTTGGTCGATTGTTTATATTGTAAACTTTTAGATGTTTTAACATTTTATTTACCTTTCAGTTTTTATTTTGTTTCAGAGAGTATAGACACAAAAAAAAGGCAAAGTAAATATACAATGCCTTTTTAATTTTATTTTATTTTTTTATTCAAACAAAAATTATCCAAAGTAAAAGAAGAATAATTAATGACCAAATAATTCTGTAAATCAGATAATACTTTTCAAGATCGTCATTCATGCAACCAATGCCAATTCTTGCCAATGTTCACTATCTAACAGTTGACGTATCTTTGATTGTCTATGTAATTGAACAGTGTGTTTTGATTTGGTTTCACCTAGTGTTTGATCTTTACCATTGCGATCAATGTAACTAGCGTCTGTATGTGTAGACCAATATGTAAGAGCATTGTAAGCAGACCACATATTACGACCACAATCTTGACTTTCTTTTTGGAATACATCCACCATAAAGTTAAGCAACTTGTTATTAACTTTATGTGTTGTATCAGCGACTAAACGTGTACCCCTACCATGTTCAACTTTACACAATGTATTTGTTAAAAACTGAGCAAACTCTTGATCAGATATTGGCGAATGTTTCCAAGCTAACATTTGCTCTTTGTTTTCATTCCACGCTTGTAAGCTTGTTTGTGCATTGGTTAACATTGCATCAACGTTTAAATTTTGTGTATGCATATGTTTATGCTGATAAGCTTTTTCACCACCAAATACTTGAGTGTTTTGACATAGCGATCGATAAGCACCAGAGAAGACTTGAAAAGCCCAAGACATATCTACAGAGTTAAAAACATCTAGACGACATTTAACAAGATCATTTTGACCTACGTCCATTTTAAGATCGTTAAAATGTATAGTTCTCGTTGCACGTCTTCCATTCTCAAATACTCGATCAATTACTTCAACATTGTTTAAAGGTAAATCAGAGTTTTCCTGCAAATAGTTTCCCTGCTTTTCAAAAATCTCAGAGTGATTAACAAGTTTGTAAGTATCAGAGATAGGGCGACAGTTTAAAACATCACCAGTATGCGTTGAAATAAGCCCTCTGTACTTTTCAAGTTTTTGCATTGTTCCCATGCCAACACCAAATGGTTTATCAACAAACAATGGAACTGGTTCAACTGTTCCAACATCTTCAAACAGTTTAATATTGCGTACATCATCGTGGACAAATTCAGTACCATTAGGCAACTGTTTATAACCACAATCGTCTAATGATACATTCCATTTTGGGGGAACGTTAGTCTTGAATGTTTCAATATTATTTTCACCTTCAAGATTGTTTTGAATGTTTACATTTATTAATTCTTCAATATCAATTTGATCAGTCATAATTATTAATTCCTTTCAATAGTTAATTGAGATACTAGACGATCGATTTTTTCATCAATCTTATCATCAAGTGTAGTCGTATCCATATAATCCAACATATCCATTTGAGATAGTTCATCTTGAACAAGACCATATATATCTAGTTCATGTGACCAATCCATATTTTCGATATGATTTTTTACTGCATCTTCAACTACAGTTTTTAGTTGATCATTTATTTGAGTGATCAGCTCATCAGATACTATTTTAACCATTTTAAATCCTTTCATTTTAATGGCGATCGTATGGGGCTTAACATCAGTTTATAGGAGGTAAACCCAAGAGCAACCCCATACGATCTTTTAACATAACTGCTCTTGTGCTATCTTAAATATCACAACTGTACAGATAGTCAAATATTATTTTTTAAAAATATTCACCATCATCATAATCGATTTTTTTACTTTTTTTTCTATTATCAAAATTAATAAATTCATTTCTTAAAACAGAAAAATAGCCATTGGCAATGATACGTTTATCTTTATAGTTTAGTGTCGTTTCATTTGCCACTTCTTCAATTATATAGTGTTTCTCATAGAACCGACCCAACGATAGTTCTTTTTTAGTGTCGTACACTTTGCCATTGTGTCTTCGTGCAATATCCTTTGCGTCAGATAAATGAGTTGCTCGACCTATGCACTCACCATCCACAATAACTGCATACAGTTCTTTGCGTTTGCGTAGGTATTTCTCTTGTGCAATCCTCATTCGTTCACTTGTATATGGATCATTCATAATATTTCCTTTCATAAAAAATAGGACTACAGATTACTCCATAGTCCTATTAAGTCAATCCCTAAAAAGCGAAAGGATAAAGAAATTCTTTTTAGAGATTATATTTTGACCAATATTCATTCCAATAGTCAGTCAAAATTTGGTGTGAATCTTCTTGCCAATCTTCTTTCCAATCGATCAGTTCAGAATGTTCACTCATTCTTTTTAAATATTCTTCTATATGTTCACAGTCATTGATAATGTCAATAGCTATACCATGCCATTTCTCTTCCATATCCATACACATATCTTTAACTCTTCCCATCTTTATCCTCCTCATAAGCATCACAGTATATCTCGATAGACGTTCTAATTAGTTCAGCTATACTAATATGTCTTATGTCATTTTCAGTTTCTATTTTAGATATTTTTTCTAATCTGTCAAATAAAATAATAGGTATTGTTAGATTATATGTCTTTGTATCTTCGTGTAGTTTCTTTGGTCTAGCCATTAGGCATACTCCTTAATATATGTGCAATCACGTCAACTGTAAAACCATTACCAAGCATCTTGTACCTTTGTGATTTAGATATTTCTTTTATATCATAGTCATCATCAGATGGATACCCTGTATCATTAAAATCACCAAACATTGTATAATCATCAGCTAATGTTTGTAAGCGTTCACATTCTCGTGGTGTTAATGCTCTCCAATACTTATCAGTAACTACAAGATTATCCTTTCGTACAGTTGTCAAAGCACCACTTTTACCATCACCTTTCAACTCAAGACGTTGCTCAGTTTTGATGTTGGGGTTATAGTCATCTCGTTTACCTGTTTTAGGATTGATCTTACGACCAACCATTTGACCACATACAACCTTTGGTTCTCTATGACCACCTTGCATAGTTGTTAGAGTTGGGGCTTTACCCTCTCGTGCATACACTCGTTTGATCACATCATATCCTTTTATATCTGCGATACCAACTTGTATACATCTATGATCGTCAAATACTAACTGTCGTCTATTCTTTACGAAGTATGATTTCAAGTTACCACCTTTCCAATAGTTTGCATCTATACAGAAAGACTTATCTCGATCAACTGCACCATCTTCAACTATATCCTGTAGATAAATGCCCTTGTCCTTTGGTAAATCACAATCCCAATTAAACCAATACAGACGATCACGCTTTTGTCCACTGACAAGACTAGACGGTATCATCATTGGGGCAACACCCAATGCCATAGTAATCATATTCTCATACTCTTTCTTCATCTTGACATTTTCTAACAAGAAGTATTTAGGCTTGATCTCTTTTAAATGATCTAACCATGTAAAGAATAGGTTTGATCGTTTACCCTCAATCAAACCTTTACCTTTACCACTGAACGATAAATCTTGACAAGGCGATCCACCGATCATCAGATCAATGTCCTTTATACTATTTGGGTTAATTTTAGTTATATCCCCAATAAATCTAGTATTAGGATAATTATACCTTGTTACTGCATTACACCATTTGTCAGTTTCACTTGCTAAGTATGTGGTTACTTTTTTATCTGCTCGATCAAGAGCAACATTAGCACCACTGTATCCATTAAAAGCACTATACACTCGCATGATCATCTCCATTAAGAATTGCTAACTTAATTTTTTTCAAACGATCTACTGCATCTTCAAACGTATCAAAGTCATATGATATAGTTCTCATATCTATGACATCATCAGATACTTGGTATTGCACCTTGCCATCTTCAGACGTACCTTTAATAATACACCACTTATTTTTCAAAGCGTTCTTATTTCCTTTCTTGGCACTCATATTATATCCTTTCCTTTTTCTTTCAAGAACTTACTTAATTCTGTATATGTTGTAAAGTATTTATATCGACCAACACTAACTAACTTATTATTAAGTTCATTTTCATTATTTATCCACTTAATAAAATTACTCTTTCCTATAATTTGAAAAGCTATATCTTTATGTTGATCATACACATGAAAATGATTATTTAGATATGGCATTACGATCACCCCCATATATTTGAAAGTTTCTTTCTTGTTCATATTGCATTGCATACATCCTAGACAAACGATCAAGAGTTTCTCTACCACTCGAAGACATACGATCATACTCCCAAAACAAATCAGATATATCTTCAATAGTATACTTAACTAATTCTTTAAAGTTTTTATTTTCTTCAAGAAGTTTGTTTATATCTTTCTTAGTCATTATGCACTCTCCTTTTTCTTATCTAAGTACACACGAATACATTTAGACTTACTCAATGGTTGACCATCATTATATGTTTTCCAAGTCTCACCATTAGATAGTTTAGTCTTATCTAGATATTGACCACGTATACGCATATTGTATGTGTCTTTATTTAGATGTTGTCTCATTATCTTAATAAAAGCTTTACCATGATTATCATTAGGAATATTAGAAAATACATATCTATGCCCTTTATTCTTTAAATGTGGATTAAAGTATGAATGATACATATCTTTATTAGTTTTAGTTAGTCTTCTAAGTTCTTTTCTTAATCTAGATACTTCTTGTTCTAATTTAAAAACCATCCTAGAGTTAGCATTTGTCTTTAGTTTACTTTTCTCAAACAATTCGGATACGGCTTTATCAAACTTTTTCTTTAGTTTGCTATTCTCATTTAAAAGATGTTTGATTGTATTATCTTGTCGTGTCGCTTTATCGAACATTAATTGATATACATCTTTACGAACATACTCTGTTGTTGTTGAATCAAAACAATCACTCCATATCTTTTTAGACATTTCTAATTCTTCTAATCTGTCACAAAGTTTTTTAAATGCATACCAAACGTGTTGATGATGCATATCGTTGATGTTTACTAATTCTTTTTTAGTTTTACTATAATATTGGGTCATAGACCTACCTTTCTTTACTATTGGGTTGAACCTCTGAACTATGATAATAATCATACGAAACCATCTGTCAACAAAAAAAATAAAAAAAATTAATTGACAATACTTTTTGTTATATTTTAACAGTAAAACTATGAGTTATACTTGGGTGAAAACTTTTATTGAAGATCTGACTTTGCAACCTAACGGAAGATTGCGTATGGATTGTCCATCATGTCAGAAGAAGAACACATTAAGCGTGTCTGATGATGGTTATAGAAGAATGTATAATTGTTTCTCTGCTAACTGTGATGTTAAAGGAGTAACGAACAATCGCCTAACGACAACAAACTCTCGTGTAGTGTTTGAAAAGAAGTCCGAGCCAAGTGTAAAACATAAAGTCTCTGATTTTCAACTACCCTCAACCTTTGTACCATTATCACGTAGTCAGAAAGCGATTGACTATGTACGTTCAGTCAATTCGTATCAAGCGTACTTAGACAATCGTGTGGATATTATGTATGATATTCGTTTTGATCGTGTCTCCTTTCTTGTCAAGAACAAAGGTAGGGTAGTTGATGCAGTAGGCAAAAGTCTTAGTAATGGAAAACCGAAGTGGTATAGATATGGAAGTTCTTACTATCCTTTTTTATGTGGGAGAGGTGATGTTGCTTGTGTCGTTGAAGATTGTCCTTCTGCTTGCTCTGTTAGCTTTTTTTGCAAGGGATTAGCTTTATTAGGCACAAATCTTTTAGATTCACACTTGGACATATTAAAGTCACATAAGAAAGTAATCGTTGCACTAGACAAAGATGCAACAAACAAAGCAGTAGAAATGTCACGTAAGATTTCACAATATGTGAACTGTAGCGTGGCATTTCTTACTAACGATTTAAAAAACCTAGAGGATAAAGACCGTGAACGATTCGTTAGAAAGTATATCAATTGATCATAAAGTTTTAGGCTTTTGTCTGAAGCATGACTTTTTTAACAAAGTAAAAAATATTCTTGAAGAAGATATGTTCTCAGGACAGACGAAAGAACTGTTCAAGACAATCTTATTTGCTCAAACAAACTACGAAAAAGATTTGACAAAAGATGAACTGTTTGCGTTGCACGTAGACAGACATCCTGCAATGCCAGCGACTACAAAAAAAGATGTAATGTCGATAGTGCATTCTTTACCACCTGATGCAAACAACCATGACTTACAGATGGATGTTGTTAAAAACTTTTGGATGCGTGATCGTGCAAGACTAATTGGTGAGAAAGCCATCAGTATTTTTACAGGACAGGATGTAGACTTTGGTGAGTTGCAACGTATTATGGATACAGTTGAAGATGGTCGTATGGAGAACAAGACCACGTATACAGAGTGTGATCTTGATCTTGAAGAGTTGCTTGATGATGTAGCAGGAGAACCTGACTTTCCTTTTGATTGGAACATAATTGGTGACGTGCTGCAGGGTATGTGGAGAGGTAATTTAGGTATAATATTTGCCAGACCAGAGGTAGGTAAGACAACGTTCTGTGCTTACCTATGCTCTAAGTATGTCAAACAAAAGAAAACAATTATATATTGGGCTAACGAAGAACCTGCAAAGCTTGTTAAGTTACGTATGATACAAAGTTACTTTGCTATAACTAAAAAAGAAATGAACACCAACAGACGTAAATACATAGCCTTGTATCGTGAACACATAAAACCATACTTACGTATCATGGATGCAGTAGGAACTTCGATTGAAGAGATAAATGATTTTGCACAACTAAATAAACCTGACATAATGTTTTGTGATCAGTTAGATAAGTTTAAAGTGCGTGGGGAGTTTGGTCGTGGGGATGAACGATTGAAAGAGATATATGTATTGGCTAGAGAAGTTGCAAAGCGTAATAATCTTTTGATGTGGGCAATCTCACAAGCAAGCTATGATGCACATGATCGTGCTTTTATTGACTATGCCATGTTAGACAACAGTAAAACAGGTAAAGCAGGAGAAGCTGATGTCATTATAGGATTAGGTAAAACAGGATCAAGTGAAGTTGAAAATAATGTTAGACATATCTGTATATCAAAAAATAAAATTAATGGTTGGCATGGTATGTTAAATTGTAATATAGATGTAGAACATGGAGTATATTATTAATGATGATTTATATGACACTAGACGTAGAAACAACACACAAGGAGAAAATAAATGGTGGACACACTCCCTTACCTTACTTCGGCAATAAGCTCGTTAGCGTTGGCTATAAGTACATGGATAGCTTTACCTCTTACCTATGCTTTAATCATTCTACTCGGAAACCTGACTTTAAAGGTCACGAGATATTACAGGATGCTTTGCGAAATGTTGATGTACTCATCGGTCACAATATTAAATTCGATATTACTTGGTTGCGTGACTGTGGCTTTGTCTATAACAATCATCTTTACGATACTATGGTTGCTGAATACATCCTTGCCAGCAGTAGACGTTGGAGCTTAGGTCTTGAGTCTGTAGCTGAACGTTACGGAGCGTTAAAAAAGAAAAGTCTTGTTGACGGATTTTTAAAAGATGGTAAAACATTTTATGATATACCTTACGACATTATCGAAGAGTACGGTCGATCAGATGTCGAAGCAACTGAACAGGTTGCATTGAAACAATTAGAAGCCTTTGGCACAACATTTGAGGAGTTATTTGCTGATGAAGAAACTATTGCCAACTCTGCGTTTGTCTCTTGATATGACAAATGTTCTTGCTAAGATAGAACATGCAGGAATAAAAATAAATTTAAATACTTTGGATGAGATACGCAATGAGTATGAACACGAGTTGACTACGATTGACAAGCGTTTAAAACAAATAACAAATGATGTTATGGGTGACACACCAATCAATCTTAACAGTGCAGATGATAGATCTATGTTGTTCTATTCTCGTAAAGTACACAATAAAGATACATGGGTTAGAATATTTAACATAGGACATGAGATGCGTGGTGCAACTCGTAAGGTCAAGATGCGTAGTAGAATGTCTAAGACTGCATTTGCAAAGAACATACGAAACAATACTGAAGTTGTTAGAAAGACAACAGGCTATCAGTGTAGTACCTGTGAGGGTGTTGGTCGAGTTAGATTTCGGCTAAAGAACGGAGAGTTGGGTAAAGCAAATAGATTGTGTAAGCCATGCAATGCAACAGGTATGGTATATGTTAAGAGTAAAGAAGTTGCAGGGTTGCGTATCCTGCCAAGAAATACAAAGGATGTTGCACAAGCAGGATTTAAAACAGACAAGACAACTCTTGAAGATATGTTACCATCGTTGAGTGGTGCTGCAAAAGAATTTGTAGAACTGTACGTTAGATATTCTGCTTTGCGTACATACCTTAGTACATTTGTAGAAGGAATGGAAAATAATGTTGATGAGAATAATTTTATACATCCAGAGTTTATGCAATGCATTACTGCTACAGGTCGTCTATCGTCAAGAAATCCGAACTTTCAGAACATGCCACGTGGATCTACGTTTCGTATACGCAAGGTTGTGGAAAGCAGGTTTGAAGGTGGTTCGATCATTGAGGGAGACTACTCACAGTTGGAGTTTAGAGTTGCAGGGTTTTTGGCAAATGATTCGCAGATATATAAAGATGTAGAAGATGGTGTGGATGTGCATGCATACACTGCATCTGTGATTGGTTGCGACAGACAGACGGCTAAAGCTGATACATTTAAACCATTGTACGGTGGTGTAACAGGCACACCAAACCAACAGAAATATTACAGGGCATTTAAAGAAAAGTATGCAGAAGTAACAGAGTGGCATGATAAGTTACAACGAGAAGCAGTAGAGACAAAACAGATCATGTTGCCCTCTGGCCGCAGATATTGTTTTCCAGATACTTCATGGACAAAGTGGGGTACTGCAACTAACAGGACTGCCATATGTAATTACCCTGTACAAGGGTTTGCAACTGCAGATATATTGCCTTGTTGTCTGGTTGAATTAGATAGAAGATTGCAACCATACAAGTCTCTTATCTGTAACACTGTACATGACTCAATCGTGGTTGATTGCCATCCTGATGAAGAGCTACATGTTTTAGAAATTTTAAAAGTTTCTATGCTTGGTGTTGCGGCAGATCTAGAAAAAAGATATAAAATCAAATACTTAATGCCTGTAGAAATAGAAATAAAAAAAGGTAACAATTGGCTTGACACGCAAGTTGTTTATCCTGTAGAATAAATTTATCGCTAACTTTATATAAGGAGAAGTTAAAATTACTAACTTAGCAGTTGTAGATGACCAACTAGATAAAATGGTCGAAGCGTTAGAGAGTGATGATGATCAAGCACTACTAGCGTTAACAGGTCAAGAAGCCAAACCATCTGAGAATGAGTTGGCTAAGTTGGCTATTAATTACGAGACAGAAACTGATGAAGGACACACACTTCGTAAGGGTGAGTGGAGAGTGTGGCACGACAATCGGTTTCTATATGCACCAGAGGTAAAGATTCGCATTTTTATTCGGTCTTTCATGTGGAGTCTTTTTGATGCAGATGAGGGTAAACCTGTTTGCAACTCGGTGCAGAAGTCAACACTCGAAGGCGACTTTATAGATACTTTGGGTGGTGACAGATGTGGTCGATTGAAGAAGGAAGAAATCGAGAAGCTCTCCGATGACGATCCTAGATTGGTTACATCAAAAGCCGTACAATGCAACCAAGTGGTTTATGGTGTGTTGTCTGGTAAGATGAAAGAAGCTGATGGTACAGAGGTACAACTCGATAATTTACCTATCGTTAGTTATTTCAAAAAGTCTGGGTATATGCCCATGAACAACTTCATTAGAGGTTTACACGATAGAAAAAAGATTATACCTAGAGTTGAGGTAAATCTTAAAACTTCTAAAGCGAAGAAAGGATCAGTTACATTTTTTGTGCCTGTTCCAACTGAAGGAAAGTCTTTGACTGCTCTGTCCGATGAGGACAAAAAATTAATTAGGATGTTCAAAGACACCATCGATGCTGCTAATGCTAATGTATTAAAGAAGTATAACGAAGCTCTTAGAGGTTCTGTGTCTGAAGAAGATTCAGATCTCTCTAAAGACTTCGATGCTATTACTACTTAGTATACAGGAGTTTCTAGACAAAGCTGGTCAGGGAGAAGTTAAACTCCCTGATCATCTTATCGAAGAGTTTAAAGAATCCTGCGAACTCGCAATCCGAAAACAATTTAGTAGAACTGAGGATGCTAAATTAAGAATGTCTGGCATAGGTAGACCTATATGCCAACAAATTCTTATGTTACAAAAGTATCCTAAAGAAAGTTCGTACAATGATATAATGCGTTTCCTGTTTGGTGATTTGATTGAAGCAGTTGCTATGCTTGTAATTAAGGCCGCAGGAATAAAAGTTGTAGATGAACAAAAGCCAAGTCATATCGTTTTAGATAAAGAAAACATCAAAGGAACACTAGATGTTATTATCGAAGAAGACGGTGTACAGAAGGTGTGGGATATAAAATCTGCATCACCATACTCGTTTGATTACAAATTTAAAAAAGGATACGACAAGATAAAAGAAGAAGATACGTTTGGTTACATAACACAAGGACATCTGTACGCTGAATCAAACAACATGCCATTTGGTGGTTGGATTGTAATAAACAAATCAACAGGAGAGTGGGCAGTTGTAGATGCACCAGATGATCTTGATGAACGTAAAAGAGTTATTAAAGAAGCTAACAAGATTGTAAAGACAGTCAAGAAAGCTGACTTTAAGAAAGTAAAACTAAAAGATGATTGGGAAACATACAGGCAAGACGGTGAGATACTACGGACAAAGAACAGGCTGATGCCAAAGATATGTTCGTTCTGTGAATACAAAAAACATTGTTGGGAAAACGCACAGTATAAAACAAAGATCACATCGAAAGCAAAGATACCACCTCAAGTGTGGTACACACGATATGTTCAAAGGAAAATATAATGCCCCTTATATATACAGATGATTATGATCTTGAGTTTATAACTATAAATCCACATATAGCTTTTCTATATGTAGAGTCACATAGAGTATTGGGTGGTGGTCGCATGACTGCCGTGTTAAGAGGACACTTAAAAGGTATACCTATAACTTTACGAGAGAACTATACAGATGATGGTTACTTACGAGAAGAAACAAAAGCAAGAGATAAACAATTGTTGATAAAACAATTTAAAGATATTCACGATAAACTATGGAATCAAACTGTTATATGTCTACCAATTTCGCCTTTCCAAAGAGAACTAGAGAGCTTAGAAAAATACTCCCCAGAAGTGGCAAAAGTCCTGTCAAGAAGAATGGAGTACATAAGGGAGACATTTTCGTAATGCCTGTATACAGATCACAATTTGAAAAGATTGTTGCCGTAAAGATGGCACAAGATGGTGGTGTATTTAAATATGAAACAATAAGGTTACCTTACGTTCCAAAGGTTAGACACTACACACCAGACTTCTACATACCAGAGACAGATATATACATTGAAGCAAAAGGTAGGTTAACACGAGAAGATAGAACAAAGATGTTACTTATAAAACAACAACACCCGGAATGTGATATTCGGTTTGTTTTTGCAAATGCAAAGAATAAACTTTACAAGAGCAGTAAGACAACTTATTCTGATTGGTGTAACAAACATGGATTTGATTGGGCTGAAAAAACTGTGCCTAGAGAGTGGTTAAAAAATGAGTAAAGAAAAAGAAATAGAAAAACTTACCCTGTTACCTGACAGATATTACATAATACTAACTAAGGTTGATGAAGAAACTTTTACACTGACTGCATATGATACAACAGGATCATACAAAGAGGGTGAGATGCCTTGTTCTGCTGCAATAGCACAAGAGGGCTTGTTAGAACTTATGGACATAGATCTATCAAGTGTATTAAAGATGGGTGCGTTACGAATAAAGAACAGAGACTTTATACCACCAGAAGATAATGTAATTAAAGTAGACTTTGGAGTAAAGCAATGAAAAAAGATATGGTTAATCAACCACCACATTATAACCAAGATAAAGTAGAATGTATTGATGCTATTGAGTCAGCAACAAACAGTGGCTTTGAATATTATTTACAGGGAGTAATAATTAAATATCTTTGGAGATATAGATACAAAGGTAAGCCTGTAGAAGATTTACGTAAAGCTGAATGGTATTTACAAAAATTAATAGAAAGAAAAATGGAACAAGAACTGAAAGGAAATAATTAAACATGAAAAATCTACCTACACCATACCAAGACTTCATACATAAATCACGCTATGCTCGTTGGAATGAAGATAAAAAGAAACGAGAAGATTGGGATGAAACAGTTGACAGGTATTTAGATTACATTACTGAACACGTAAAGAAAGAATATGATTTTGATATAGAAAGTCACAACATAGGCTTGTATCCTGCACTAAGACAACATATATTAGATCTAAAGGTAATGCCCTCTATGCGAGCAATGATGACTGCAGGAGAAGCGTTAGAAAGAGATAATATTTGTGGATATAATTGTAGTTACATTCCTGTTGATCACCCTAGAGCGTTTGATGAGTGTATGTACATCCTCATGTGTGGTACAGGTGTTGGGTTCTCGGTAGAACGAGAGAACGTAGATAAGTTACCAATCATTGCAGAAAACTTTCATCGCAGTGATACAGTCATTACAGTTGCAGACAGTCGTATGGGATGGGCAAAGTCCTACAAAGAGCTAGTTGCATTACTATACTCTGGGCAGATTCCCACATGGGATGTGTCATCTGTTAGACCTGCAGGAGCAAAACTAAAGGTCATGGGTGGCAGAGCATCAGGACCAGAACCTCTTGTAGAACTATTTGATTTTACAATAAATACTTTTAAAAAGGCTAGTGGCCGCAAACTATATCCAATAGAATGTCACGACATCATGTGTAAGGTTGGACAGGTTGTTGTAGTTGGTGGTGTTAGACGTTCAGCACTAATCAGCCTATCTAACTTAGGTGATGACCAGATGCGACATGCTAAGTCTGGAACATGGTGGGAAACACAGGGTCAACGTGCTTTGGCAAACAACAGCGTATCCTACAAGTTTAAACCAGAAATGGGTACGTACATGCGTGAGTGGGTATCTTTGTACGAATCAAAGTCTGGTGAGCGTGGCATGTTTAATCGTGAAGCATCAGACAAACAAGTTGCACGGAATGGTCGTAGAGAAACAGGGCATGCTTGGGGTACAAACCCTTGTTCTGAAATAATACTTAGACCATACCAGTTCTGTAACTTGTCAGAGGTAATTGTTCGTAGTGAAGATACGTTACAAGACCTAAAAGAAAAAGTTCGTATGGCTACCATACTAGGAACATTTCAATCAACATTAACTAACTTTAAATATTTGAGGAAGATATGGAAACAAAACACAGAGGAAGAAAGATTATTAGGAGTATCCTTAACTGGTATAATGGATCATCCAGTTTTATCAAAAACTATAGACTCTACAAGATGGCTAAAAGAAATGAAAGACCACGCAGTCCTTACAAATCAAGAGTATGCAAAACTACTGGGTATCCCTCAGAGTGCAGCGATAACTTGTGTCAAACCCTCAGGCACTGTGTCGCAGCTGACTAACTCAGCCAGTGGTATACATGCAAGACATAGTGAGTATTACATAAGAACTGTACGAGCAGATAACAATGATCCTCTTACAAAACTTATGAAAGATGAAGGAGTAGTGCATGAACCTGATGTAATGAAACCAGACTACACTACGGTCTTTTCATTTCCTACAATGTCTCCAAAAGGTGCTACTGTACGGAAAGATGTATCAGCTATTGAACAGTTAGAGTTATGGAAAATATATGCACAACACTGGTGTGAACACAAACCATCTATAACTGTTACAGTAAAAGAAGATGAATGGATGGATGTAGGTGCATGGGTATATGAAAACTTTGATATAATATCTGGTATATCTTTTCTACCATATGATGATCATACATATCAACAAGCACCTTATCAGGATTGTACGAAAGCAGAGTATTCATCTGCATTGTTAAAAACACCGAAAAGAATTGACTTCAGTAAGTTATCTATATATGAAAAAGAAGATACTACAACAGGAAGTCGAGAGTTAGCATGTACATCCGATGCATGTGAGATTGTCGATATTGGAGAAGTTGCATGATAGAGTTAGAAATTTCTGGCGATCAGTTTATTAGAGCCAGAAAGAAAGCTATTGACATGGGTACGATAGCAAACTCAATTACTAATGGTGGGGGAAACCTAGCAGGATTTATTGGTGAGATACTTGTTACAGATTATATAAATGCAAAAGAACAAAATACGTATGATTATGATATTGTTGATCTGGTAGGTAACAAGATAGATGTTAAAACAAAACGTTGCAACTCTGAACCAAAACCTCACTATGACTGTAGTATTGCAGCACATGGCACAAAACAGAAATGTGATATGTATGTGTTTGTACGTGTATTAAATAATTTTTCTAAAGGCTGGATACTTGGTAAGATAACTAAAGATGATTACTTTAGTAAAGCTAAGTATCATAAGAAAGGTGATCTAGATGATGACAATAAGTTTAGGTATAAGACTA